TGAGTTGTTAGCTATAGCGGCTGCAAAGCTGTCTGCTCCAGAGGCGTAGGAGCCACCGAGAGCCATTGCGCCAAACCCCGTAGCCGTGACCGAACCGTTGAAACCGCTGTTTAAGCCTATTGCTGTACTGTAAGATGACCCAGCTGTAGCTTTTCCACCTAAAGCCAAAGAGTTGCTTCCCGAAGCCGTAGAGTTTCTACCTAACGCAGCCGCCAAAGTACCCGTAGAACTTGCACTAAAACCCAACGCAACGCCGCTAGAGGCCGAGGCAGATTTGCCAATCGCAACTGAGTTTCCCCCACTAGATACAGCACTGTCGCCTATGGCTATTGCATTGTCACCAGTGGCTGAAGGCTGTGCAGTAGGGCTAACTTCATTGGCAGCATACAGATCAGCACCACCACCACCACCAGCATCTGCAAACGTAACAGCACCAGAGCCATCAGTGGTAAGTACCTGCCCGTTAGTACCGTCTGTGGTAGGGAGGGTGTAGGTCTCTGAAATGCGAACTGTGTCGGCTGTACCACCTAAGTTGATTTGATTTGTAGCTGTAGACTGTACGCTGTCACCAATGCTAACAGAATTTGCATGAGATGCTGTGCTGCCATCACCCATAGCAATAGAATGATTACCAGAGGCTGTATTGCCTTGACCCCCAATAACCGTTGAATACTCACCGCTAGAAGCATTGCCACGACCTCCAATCACAGCGGCAGAACGACTTGAAGTGGCGCTATTTTGCCACCCAATACTAATGCTACTATCAAAACCACTCGCCAAAGTTTCTGCCCCGATAGCAATACTGTTCGATGTGGTTGCTTTAGCACGGAAACCAATGGCAATGCTGCCAGTGTTCTGTGCGCCGTAAGTGTTTGTGTTGTTGGCTATAGCTGCTGCAAGGCTGTCTGCACCAGAGGCGTAAGACTTGCCAATGGCAACAGGAAAGTTATTTGATCCTGCGGTCACAGAATATGGCCCTAACGCCGCACTATATGGCGCTGCTGCGTCTGCATTATAACCAAACGAGGCAGCCCCCTCACCTGCAGAATGATCACTTGAATGGTAACCAACAACTACACTTTGATCTCCTGTGGCTTTGGCAAAATTACCAGCGGCGAAAGAAGTAGCTCCTGAAGCAGTTGCCAAACGCCCAATAGCTACAGCATTCGTGCCAGTAGCGGAGGGTAAAGTAGACGTGCCATCATAGTTTTCTGCAAAGAGATCAGGGTCACCGCTCCCACCAGCAGCAGCCCAACTTAAATTTCCTGAGCCATCTGTCTGCAAAAACTCTGATGCAGCCCCATCATCGTCTGGCAATGTAAGTGTGTATGAAGCAGCAGCAGAATGAGGCGGTGACTTAATCTTTACACCATGAGAATTAGCTGAACAGTTTAGCTGCAACGCACCATCATTGCCGCCAGCGCCCTTGACTTCAACAACGCCCGTACCGTTTGGCGTAAGCTTTACATTTCCGTTGGTGGTGCTGGTCGTAATCTCACGAGTTTGAACGTCTAAGTTGCCGCCAAGTTGTGGGCTGGTGTCTCCTACAACATTGCTACTGCCATCAGCCCCATCAGCCCCATCAGCACCCGCTGGGCCTTGAGGACCCGTAGCACCCTGGGGGCCTGTGGCACCCTGGGGTCCAGTAGCACCTTGTGGACCAGCTACGGTACTATCGGCACCAGCTGGTCCTTGTGGACCCTGTGGTCCAGTAGCACCCTGAGGACCGGTGGCCCCATCGCTACCATCAGCCCCATCATTCCCTGCAGGCCCTTGAGGACCTGTGGCACCTTGGGGACCTGTGGCTCCAGCGGGGCCTTGGGGTCCAGCTACAGTACTATCCGCACCGGCTGGTCCTTGAGGCCCAGTGGCACCAGCGGGTCCTTGTGGACCAGTGGGGCCAGCCACTGTGCTATCAGCACCCTGGGGTCCAGCTGGTCCTTGAGGCCCAGTGGCACCAGCGGGTCCAGCCACCGTAGAATCCGCACCCTGAGGACCAGCGGGTCCAGTAGCACCTTGGGGGCCCGTGGCACCAGTTGCGCCAGCTACACCATCAGCCCCCCGTGGAACTGTAAGTACGCCAGTTGAACTATCGTAGCTTACGTTAGACCCAGCTGCACCAGTTGCTGTAGTTAGACCAGTAATTGCATTCTTGTGGCCTTCTGCAGTAGCAGCACTGGTTGCAGCACTAGACGCAGCTGTTTCTGCAGATGTTTGGGCGGTTTCAGCTGCAGTCTGTGCGTTTTCTGCAGCTGTCTTGAGTGAATCTATCGCGGATACTTCGGTACTATTTGTGCCTGTACCAGAGTAGAAGCTTGTCTTAGCCATTTATCAGTCCTCATAGGCATAGGTTGGGCGTATCGCCTGGACAGTCCCTGATTGTTCAGCCGTGTTTGCTTGCTCTTGTATTTCGCGCATGAACATTTGATACTTTTGTTCAAACAATGGCCCCCGTTCATCTAGGAAGTGATCAGAGGCGTAACCAAGTGCTCCATAGATGATTAGGTCACTTGAGCTTAGTGCCAGTGCATTCTCATCTGTATCTGAGGTCATCTCTGCGAACTGAGCGTAGTAGTTTAACTTAACCGACCCAGACGTAGGGTTAGGGTAAATTAGTAGGGTCTCATCTTCTCTAGCAAAGTGTCTAGGTGTTCCAGATTCACCACCAGAGGTAAAATCCAAAAGCTCGTTGATGGGGACGCGGGTAAGAGATGTGGTTCCACTGTAGATGTCGATGATTTCCAAGAAGTCGTTAGGAATAACTAATAGTGAGGTAGAAGCACTGATGTTATAGACATGCTGCTTCTCCATGCTTGGGACACGTAAAGTTCTTTCGGTGCGAGAGATAGCCTGGTCAATAAAGGTGTCAGCCAAGGTGTCAGTGATGTCGCTGCGATTAAGCAAGTCCTTGAAGTGGACCCTGAGTTCACCTTTGTTCATTTAGGCATACCTTTTCTTCTTGGTTGGGGCCTTCGCTTTTGGTTTTCTGGGTTTGGCTGTCTTGGCAGCTGCCCGGAAGGCCGCGTCAGTGGGGGCACCTTTGGCACCTTTGCGCCGAGGCTTCTCACCGCGATTACGTTTGGCGTGGATATTCGCATAGAGGCCCATCCTACATGCCTCCCTTGAGGCACTTGCCAGCTAGTTCACAGGTCTTGGGGGTCTTGCATGTTTTGCATGTACCTTTTCCATATGCCATCTTTATGTCCTTCTTGATTTCGAGCCAGAGCATTTCCAGCGTTTTCTTGAGAGATTAAGTGGGCTGTTGGGGTCTGCAGCCGCCTGAGGATGCTTGCGCTTCTGGGCCGCTGAACGGGCGCAGTAGGCGTCACCTTTCTTGGTGCCTGCCTTGACCCTAGAGCCGCCACCTTTGGCTGGCCCAGCTTGCCCATATGAGACCCTACGACCGCTTGAGGTTACCTTTACTTTGGCCTTACCTTTGGCTGGTCTAGACATGCCTTAGATCCTCTTGTTGGTTGCCATGAAGCCATCGAGGGCTTGGTCTTTGAGGCGTTTGACAATCTCTTGTCCTGTGGCTTCCCAAATGTTGAAGCCTTCGCGCATCCACTGTTCAACGACAGCTGTGGGGATGCTTGCAACACGCATGAAGTCACCCTCTCTGGAGTTGTCTGAGGCATTACGACTGTCCTTCAGATCGTCCATGAAGTCTTGGGTGATGTTCTGTGTGTTCTTTTGAATGACGTTGCCTAGGTTCTCTAGGTATTCTGTCTGAACACCGAGTAGGCTGGGGGTCTTCTTATCTGACATTAAGCTTTCCTTTTAGACAAAGAAAAAGGGCCACCAAAGGAAGCCCAGGGAAGGAGAGCAAACAAAAACCCTGGGACCGCCTAAGGTGGCCCTTTCATAGGTCGAGACCTATTCGTTTAGACTTATGACAAGCCTGTGATCATCCCAGAATCTGAGAAGTTAGAGTGCTTACAAGAGTACTCTCCGACCACAAAATGCTTCTCGCTGTCACCGGCCGAGGCCAACAATGTGCGTGAAAATGGACGTAGCACACATGTCTTGAACATCGATGGGTCGATCAAGAAGGCATGTGTAGTCAACTGGTGGCGGTTCAAGACCACTTTGTATTCTCCGTATGGAGACACATAGAGATCAATCACGTTCACCAAGGATTTACCCTGCGCGAACTCACGGTTACGACCAGAAGAGGCCGCAAAGCCAGCAACGATTTGGGCGTCAGCTGGTTTAATCATGAGTACACTTGGGTCAGACCCGTTGTTGAAGCAGTCTTCGCCTAGCTCAAGCAGTTTAGCTTCAGTCAACGCATCGGTTGCGTTAGCACCCGCGTCCACTGTAGTTGAGATCTGTTGAGAGATCGAAGCCATCTCACGTGCTGTAGAGGCATTACCAGCTACTGCAGCGTTGTCCACGCCAATCAAAGCCCGTTCCAAATCGCGCTTGATTTCCTTAAGTGCACGGCCAAGTTGATATGCGGTTTCCTTAGCACGGCCATAGGTTTTAATCGCGTCAGCTGTTGCTGATACTTGGAATGCCTTATGTAGGATTTGGCAGTGGTTGGTACGTGAAGTAGCTGCAGTCAATGTTGCCATTGAAGCATCTGCCCCTTCGACCTGGGCGTTGTTAGCCGCGGCGGCCAGTGAATCCTCAAGCCACTCAAAGTTACGTGCTGAAACCTTCTCAGTTTTCAACATGCTGAACATTGGAGTGTCTGTGGGGGTAATATCTGTGATGATATCACTGACGTCTTCGGCGCGGCCGACTTGATTATATGTAGTATAGGTAGCCATTGGGCTACTCCTTTCGATAAGTGATTATTGCTCCCAACGCCTTAGCAATGCATCTGCGATATCATCGAGATCACCAGAGCGACTTGGGTTATCCCTTAGACGCTTTGAGGCTTCGCGTGACTTGCGAACCCGTACTTCCTGGTCGGAAGCTGGTGCTTTCTTTGAACGTAAGACCTTGCCCTTGGATGTCTTGGATTTGATCACTTTGGCCTTCGCTTTCTTTTCAGAGGCAGCGGCTTTTGTTTGATCATAAAGACGGGCCTTGTTCAGTATCATGATCACTTGAGGATCCACATACTGATCAACTTGTTCCGAGGGTAATCCCTGAGACACCGCATATGTGCGTATGTCGTTATACAGTTCATTGCCCCAGTCAGGCATCTGTTCTTGGAGAACCTTCACACACTCTTGGGCAGCTGCTTGTTGCTGTTGCCGGGATTGTGCTTGGGCCTCTTGGTAGAACTGATCCGCTTCCTGTTTTAGGAACTTGAGGTCATCTTCTGCTTCCTTGGCTTCCTTGCGTAGAGCAGAGAAGTCTTCCTGTGTCATCTGGCGACTAGCGACCAGCATGTCCACTTCGGAATAAGGCTTGTACCGGGCTTCGGCACGTTGCAGAAGTGTTTGATATCGTAGGTCTGCTTTGCTTAAGGCCTCTTCGGCCTCTTTGCGTTTGGCAGCTGTTTCTTGAGACTTTCTGGTTAAAGACGCCTCTTGACCATAGAGCCGCTTCAGATCCTTTACGGATACCTGTTTGTTCTCTCCATCGACTTGGATTTCGACCAGAGTATCTTCTGACAGAGATGCTTCTTGAGCCTCTTCATCGTCATCTTGATCCTCTTCTTGGTCATCCTCTTCGTCTTCATCGGAACTATCAGGGTCCTCATCAGTTTCTTCTTCGATTTCTTGGTAGTCTTCGTCTTCGTCAGTTTCAGACAGATCATCCTCATTAGTCTCGTCTTCGAGGGTATCGTCTGTCGCCTCTAGTTCATCACTTTCTTCAGATAGGTCTTCACCGTCTGTCCAGCGGTCTAGGATGGCATCTGCGGCATCGTCTAAATCTAATGCTCGCATCTGAGGGGCGGTATCTTGGACGTTACTCATATGGTCCTATGCTTCCTCTTGGCTGTTGTCGCCTTTGGCAAGGATCTCGTCACGAACGGACACTTGCTGCTTCAAGGTGTTCACTACATCGACTAATGCTCTGTAGTGGGAGAACGTGCGCTCACGCTGGTCGCCATCTTCGGGCTTTGAGTTAACAAAAGCTTGGAAGGTGGACTCGACAAGTCCGTTGATTACACGGTCGAATGCATCAGCTGACAGTAACGCCTCAGCGTCATCACCAGCCTGCACTAGTTGCTCTTCTTGGTTAGTCATTTGCTCTCCTAAGGGGGATGGGCGTTAGCCCGTTGGTGATGCTATTGCACGTACATCATCGGCAGTCTTCGCTATCTCTAGCTCTTCACCGTCAACGTATTGTTTGTGCTCTAGCTGTGCTTCTTTGAGATCCATGCTGTCGCTCTGGATTGCAAAGCTGCGCTCTGCCTTAATCTGTTCCAGCTGTAGTTTCATCTGGGCGATTTGGGCATCCATCTGAGCCTTCATCTCAGCCACGGCTGTCTGACGCTCTTGGATTTCTAGTTGTTTCATTGCCGCCTGTTGCTGCATCTCTTGTGCTGGGTCAGGCTGTTGTTCTGGTAGCTGATCTGGTGGTGTCAGGTAGTCATTGACGTTCTTGATGCCATTGTTCTCCATGACATGAGACATCAGCTTGTACTGGTTCTGTGGTGTGTACATAGCAGACAGGTTTGGATCACCTACCATCAGCGTATGCAGCGCCAGGTACTTCTGAGCCTCTTGCTCTTGCTCCCCGTAACCAAGGTGCATCTCAACGACCACATCACGCTTGCTGCTCCACTGTCCGGGGCTCACTGGTACAAACTGACCAGCAATCTCAACGACCTTATCTTCAGACTCATTCTCCACGACCAGCTGGTAGATGCGCTGGTACAGAGGTTTTAAGAAGTTGTTTGCAAAGTTACGTGCAATGATCTTCTGGCGTTGCTGGGACATGGTTGCCAGCTGTTCCACCATAGCCGCACTGTTTTGCTTACTGATGGCATCCTTGTTGAGGCCCTGAGATAACCGGGAGACGCCTGTGGTGTCCTCCTTGTCATCATCGAGCATCTGGATGGTCTGGAAGATAAACGGGTTCAAAGGTGCCTGGGGCATCGCATTGATTGCATCAGGGCGTGATACATTGACCACCCCGCCTACCCGGTTGTCTATCAACTCGCGTGGGTTCGTAAGACCACCTTTGACCACTGTGTAGCGTGGGTTGTTAGTGATCATGGCGTGATCGAGGATCGACCGGGTCAGTACCGTCCGAGCATTCTGGATAGGGACAACCTTGGAGCCAAAGTTATTACCAAAGAAGGCATGGGGGATGGGCAGTGGGATAAACGGGATGAATGGCTTACGGTCTGCCAGTTCACACTCCAGAACCACATTGCCAGCCTTGATAACCCGGTAGAGCTCGGCGGTTCCTGTCGCTTCCTTGTCCAGCATTATGTATGCTTCGTAGACAGTCACAGAGCGCACCTGATCTTGGTAGCCTTTGGTGTTAAAACCACGGTCACTACCGATCTCTTCGTGTCGGCTGAGGACCTCTGGGTCTGTCTCCATGTCTACGTCTTCGTGGTCACCAATCTTACTTATGATGTCCTCGTCGTAGCCCATCTCACGTAGCTCTGAGATCGTCTTGGTGGTTCTGTGGGCACAGAAGCTTACCGACTCCAGATCCTTGCTCTGAGGCTCGATTAGGAACTCCTCAGGGGCTACAGCCTCGATGATGACTTGGCTGGTATCTTCAAAGACACGCAGTTCACCTGAGTATAGGCCCAACGCATCCTCTTCGATCTCCTCGATCTCGACGTTATCCTGTGCAAGCAGTGTATCAAGCTCTTCCTCAGTAAGGTCTGAGACGGTCTCTAGGTGGCTGTCTTCCTGTGTGGCCCAGAATACCTTGGCAATACCTACGCGAGCCACAAGACCATCGTGGATGACGGTGTTCATCGTGTTGTAAAGGTTGTTCTGGCGGTTAGCCACGTAGTCGCAATAGCTGGTACTAATCTCTGCCAGGGGGACGTCTTCTTGAGACTGGGCTGCAAAGCGAACCGTACGGAATCCCGTACTGAATGTTTCTAGCAAAGCTGCCTTCATGCTCTCTACAGCATCATAGACATCCATAGAGACATACTTGCTGTTGCCGTCATGTGCTGGCCTAGGGAGTGAGGCGTTGTAGAAGTCTACGACACGCTTACGCTCTCTAGAGATCTGTGAATCATAATAGCCTACGCTGCGTCTGATGTTGTCATCAAGTATCGTGACAATCTTATCGTCATCCAGCTTAGTGTATTCATCTTTATTCATGATTAGACCATTTCAATGTAAAATTCATCGCCACTCTCTATTGGTTCCCAGGCTCCCTGGTGTACGTGGTTGGCTAGGGCGAGAGACATGACACAGTCATCAAAACATCCGGGTTCAGCTTCCATAGAACCGCTTTCTGTGACGATGTATGTCAGCATCTCTCTTATCGTTACTTTGTCGTTGAGCTCGATCTTTCCTTCACGCACTTCCGCACGCAGCTGATCGATGACTAGGGGCTTGGTTTTGGCTGTCGTAGTGAACCCAAGCTTGATCGTCTCTCGATCTGTAAGCTTGTCCACTTGGACCTCGGTGTAGAAGTTTGGATAGGCCATATCTTTGCCCAACCTGGTACACGTTAGAATGCCGTGGCTGTTATTCTCGACAACAATGTGAGCCTCGTTGTAGTACTCACCTAAGTGATAGAGGACCGTAGCAAAGTGGTCTGGGTGGACATGAGCACGCCATGTTGCAACCTGTCTCTTCTTACTATCGAGGACCTGAGCGACACTGTAGTCACCACCCCGGACGCCCATAGCAACATCGGCACCTATGACATAGAGCTCGCCTGGGTCATGGGGTCGGTAAGTCGTTAGCTCACCTCTGCCATTCTCCAGCCACTCTTCGGCCTCTAATGCTAGACGCTGCTTGACGTCCTCAGCCTCAGGTAGACGCTTCTGTAGGAGCTCTGGGTTAAACACAGGGCGACCAGTTGTCAGGAAGGCCTCTTCAGGCTCTGCAGGGTACTCCTGTCTAAAGAGATCCAAGCCGTTCTGTGCAATCTTCCTACGTCTGAACATCAGCTGCTCATCGTCTAGGGTATACTGCTCGGCCAAGTCTTCTTCTTCTGGGGTGCGCTCAAAGTTCTCTGGGACTTTCTCCCGATACTCTGGGTCCGCAAACCAAGGTATAAACACTGGCACGTAGCCATTAGATCCATCAACAGCACCCTTCCAGAGGTCATAGAAGATACCCGTGACACCGTTTGCTGTACTTTCGACAAAGACAGCTGTTCCGGGGGCGTTAGGGACAGCCTGTGTTAGGCCGTTCCAGTTCTCTTGGGCTGTACTCTTGGGCCAGAAGGCAATCTCTGATGCGTGAACGTGTGTCAGGGTTTCCCCTCGACCAACAGCCTCACCACCAGCCGTAGCAACCACATAAGAACTGTCCAAGACATCGAATGAAAGCTCTCGCCTAGAAGAATACTTTGTGTGGGGCTTCAAGATGTCTGGACAGTTCTCATGGTAACGCTTGGTCATATCAAAGAGCGCACGGGTGGAGTCTGCGTGGTGGGTAATCACCAGAGACTTACATGCTGCCCTCTGAGACACAGCGAAATACAAGTAGCCGCCAACGTAGGTACTTAGGCCTTGCTGGCGAGCCTTAAGGATAATCACGCGCACCTTGCCTTCGTCAGCCATCTGTTTGCAGACAGCATCGTCTAGGATCTCTTGGGCTGGCTTGAGTTTGAGGGGGGCTATGTCCCCTTGCTTGGTGCGGATCTTAAGTGCTGAGTTGGCGTAAAAGCTAAAGTCTTCATACAGACGTTTGCGTATCGCCTTCACTTGCTTCTGGGTTGGCATCGGTTTGCTCTTCCTCTTCTTCGCTATCTAAGAGCGAACTTAAGAAGGCTTCTGCCTTACCGATTGTTACTTCACTCTTGGCAGCTGGTTTGGACCGTGTGAAGTCCAAGATCAGACGCGCAGCCGTAAGGCGATCTCTTGCTGATGCAGGGGCGGTACGCATGATTTCGACAGATGTTTCCAGCGCTTCTTTGGAATACTTGTCATCAATGTTGTACTCTGGATTCTCAGACATGATCTTTACTACCTTCTTGGCTTCTTGTTTTGCTTTATCCCTTATTACCTTCATACCCTCAGCCGTGTGGCCGTCATGGGTCCCCCAAGGTCTACCGACATTCGGTCCCTTAGGTTTCTTCATCCAAGACCTATGAAGGGCTCTGCCCTCTGGCGTCTTCTGGAGGCGGGTAAAGTAGTGGGAGTCACCCGACCTTGAGTTGTAGTGAGTCCCCTTTGGTGCTTTTGCGACCTTTTTTCGGGGCTGGTTTGGCTTTGGCATCTCTCGTCTCCACTAATGAGTTTATGATAGAGAGTGTCTCAGGACACT